CAATGAACTTGTTGAGAGTTTCTGCATACGCGCTATCTAGGTGATTGAACTTAAAAGGTTCTGTTGGTGTGTTACGGCGAATCCACTTGATGAACTTGACGACTTCTTTTTGATCGGCAGGTCGTTCTTCTGGTTCAGGCTTCTCAGGTGCTTCTGTAGCAGAAGGCTCGTTGTCCTGTACGCCATTCTCGTCAAGAGAAGTTCCAGCGGCAACGATTCCATCTGGGCTAAAGAGATAGACAGATTGACCCGCTACAAGGATTGGCATATCTGCTTCTGGTGTATCAAGAAGAGGCAAGCCGTTCTCAGCGCGGTGTTCGTTGATAGTCAAGCCACCATTGCGAACCTCGACATCATCGCGGTCTGCTTGATCTTTGGTGTCATTGCGGGTTGAAGCCATGAACTTGAACTCAAGCTCGCGTGGCATACCCAAGAACGAGTAGGAAAGGTTTGTGATGACTTTAGATAGCCATTGTTGGATTGGCTCAAGTCCGAGTTGCTGACCAGCCTCAGCCTCACCCTTTTGATGACCGCTTGCGCCGATGCCACCCTTAGATGAGAAGCCAATCTCGGTAGGCAATACGCCAAAGTGACCGCAGATTGAGGTGATGAGGTATTCGTCAAATGTATCTGAGAACTTTTCGCCATAACCTTCAAGCTGAACTGCCTTGATACCCGCAGGCAGTAGGCGAGCGCGCTTGCGTTGTTCTGTCTGTCCTGCTAGGTCATCGTTAAAAATGTTCTCATAGGCGCGAAGCAACTCTGGGTTATTGCCGAAGGTTGCATCTGTTTCAAATAGCATCTCTGGCACAACGCCATCGGTGTATTCGGCGCGAATCCATTGTTGACGGCGAAGGTAAATGTCGGCGATAGTAAGTGCGCGCTCAACAGGTGAGTAACCGTACACAGTCCATGTTCGGCGGTTCATAATGTTGTAAACGAGCTGATCTGATGTGAACTCGCCATCGGCATCAGGCGCATCGTTGGTGATGTCGAACTCTGAGCGTGGGAAGCCGTAGAGAATCTGTTGGTAGGCGGGGCCTTGTTCTGGGTTTGGTCGAAAGCCTAGGTCATTGATAAGTGGCTTGATTGTTGAGCCATCTAAAACCTTGAAGCCCATAAGGTCGCCACCGACAGTCTTTTGAGGCCAGATAGCCCACGCATCAAGAACAAGAACTTCCTCAAGGCAGAGGCGAATCCAGTCAGCAAAAGTTAGACCTTCTGCGACATCTGGCATCTTCCAAAAATCAACAAGACGGTCAATGTCGCTAGAAAACGCTTGGCGAGCCTTATCCATTGCTTGAAGGTGATTGCCACCTGCTTCTGCAATGATCTTTTCTGAGGCTGAATCTGAGATGACAATATCCCATTCAAGAGCCGCAACTTTATTCTTTAAGACTTCAATACAACGGCGCAAGATGTCAATCTGATCGGCAGCAGCGCGAAGGGTTGCAAATGGTACAAGGCGAGTTTCCGTGATGTTGATGTTCTGAGCAACGAGGAACTCATAACGGCGAGGATCTGGGCGACCACGCTCCTGTAGTGGGTTGATTGCGCCGGGTACGAGAGGAACGCCCGGTGTGAAAGGTACATTGGCGATGTTAGGGTCGCGTGGTAGCGGAACCTGTGTGCCGTAGCCCTGTTGCTGAGCGAGCGCATTGTTACGCATTTGAGATTCGGTCATGGCAACTGAACCTGTTGGGAGAGTTGGGGCTTTGTTAATCTCTGCCGCTACGCGAGCTGCAATCCTGTCTAGGATGCCCATGTATTCTCCTTATTGTATTCGTGCGAGATTGCCTTCAATGGCGGTTCGATATTCAGGGGATAGGTCTTTGGTTAGTAAGTCGGTAAAGATTTCAACGGATTCATCTTTGCGACCAACCCACCAAGCAGATACGGCTTTCTCAAACTGCAAGCAGTAATCATTGAAGCCAAGGTCTGCGGGTAGTTCTGGCATCTTGTTGAGATGAAGTCCAGCGCAAGCCCATGTGTAGGATTCTTGCCATTTAGCCGAACGCTCGTAAAAGCGCGACAAGAAGAAGTAAGCCTCTTGGCGATAAGGCAGGTAGGCAATCGCCTTGTAAATCAAGTTCTCCACCGTTGCTTGGCGGTTCTGCTGGCTCTCAAAACAGATCGAGGCTTTAAGAAGCGAAGCGTAGGCGTAGGAAGGTCTTGACTCGTAGCCGTATTCGGCAGTTCGCAGATAGAACGAGATTGCGCTCGCCGTCTGCCCTATGCGCTCGTACTCCTGAGCAATCTCAAAGTTGAGTTCAGGGTTAAACGGGTCACGCGATAGGTCTGTGATTAAGGTTTCTATAAGCACTCTGCCACCATCTCATCTACAAGGTTGCCTGATACTTGTAACATGAAAGCGGCATTGTCTTGAAAACCAAAGCCAATAAGTAGATCGCCGTTGTGCTTGGCGATTCCAGCGCAGAACTCAATCTGCCCGTTTAGGAACGACCAGTTCTCAGGTGAGAAGCCGATCAGCTCAAAATCTTGATTCCAGACACAAAACCTGTGGCGATAAGTGCCGTTCTTCTGCCCCATGTAGTTCTTGAACAGTACGACCTCATGCGTTACGGCGATGTAATACTCACCCCAACGGATAACCTGAGAGCCACCGCGTTGATCTGTCGGCGGTTGCTTGCCCTGCTTGAGAGCTACAACAGAAGCGGGGTTAGTCATCGCGCTAACGATCTCAGTAGGCGCAGTCCATTTAACATAACAGAACGCGCTATCTTGAATAGGCATCCAGTTCTTTTCGCAGTACGAGGAACTGTCAGCTACTTCAATGCGCTTGCGGGAAATCTCTTTGCAAGTCCAGTCGGTCTTGTTAATCTCGATCTGGCACAACTCCATGCGACCTTGACCATTGACTGTGGTATCTCGGCGCACTCCTGAGATGAAGTATTCGCCATCCCATTTAGATAGGCGAGCATCCTCTAAGCCGACAAACTCCCAGATAGGGGTGTGAAGGTTGAGCATCTCGATCTCGCAGAATTGAGCGATGGTGAGATCGTCATTGAGTCTGCAAAGGTAGTTAGTCGTGCGAAGGTGCTGATCTTGCTCTGGGTGCAGATAGGCAAGTGGCCCCCAAATGCTAGGGAAGCGCTGGTCATGCTCGGCGTGATAAAGCGAGTAGTTAATGTGGCGAACAATGCAGAGAATGTCGCCGTCATCGTCTATAAAGACCGACGGGTTCATTAAGCCTGTGCCGCTTGTGATGTCAGTCGGGATAATCAAAGGTGAGAGCTTGCCACCTTGTCCAACCGCCTTTTGAACTAAGTTCATTCGCCGATCTTAGCAGGTACTAACTCTCTGTGGAGTGTGCTAAAACCTTCTCAATGGCTTGAATGGTGGGGCAGGGATAAGGGTTGTTTTCCCACATTACAAAGCATTCACGGCAAACTGTTAAAGTCTCGCCAATATTCATAGGTTTATGCAATTCCACCACTTTTTGAAGGGCAAAATAATTTTGCTGTATCAATATCCGATGTTCTGTGCCTGAGTCAGATTGGTCTGTGGAATTATGATTAAACATCTTCCAGTAACGCTGCTCTAGTTTTACTAGCAATTTATCGTGAGTCATGCCCCCACCTTACACCTTCAGGGGGCTAGGCTGGCAAATCTACGCCTGTGGAGTGTGCTACATAGTGATAATCATGTAAACGATGTTTATAGCCAAAACTTCTAAAATCCCTAACCACCAATTCATAGCCTTACCTTACACCCTACTAAGCAGTAGGCGCAAGGTTGGCTGCAAGTGTGGCTAAGTAAGCCTGATAGTCGCTATTGGCAGGGTCGGTTGGGATTGCAAAAGTCTTGCCGTCTGCATCTGTGCGAACGATTGTGACTAGCCCACGATCATCTGTTACTGCTTGATAAGTTGAAGTATCCATTACAACTCCGCTATAAATTCGATGTATCCAGTATTAGAACCGCTATCAATGAGGTTCACCGCTTGACCAGCAGTCTTGCCAGAAGTGGTAAAAACCAAACCTGCGCTGACTGCTGTTGAGTAGTTGCTTGGTGTGCCACTTACTGCGCTGGCTCCGCCATAACTGTCTGCTGCGAGGTTTAAGTAACCGATTGTTGGGGTTGTTCTCTTTGGCGCGATTGCACCGCCGACAACGATGGAAGTTGAGGATTGAACATAGCCGCTAAATCCCATGTTGGAATAACCAACCGCAGATGTTCTCCGCTCGTAGTACCTCTGGCACAAGGCTAACTCTCCTTGGAGTGTACCGCCAGCCCTTGAAAACGGTGTGGCAACTGAGCCAACCTCAAGTTGTTGTTGGGCAAAGTAAAGACCTGTACCGCTCGCCTGTGCTGCACCTACTGCAATATAAACACGCAATCCAGCAGTTCCAGAAGGAACGGCGTAGGTTGCAGAGTAGCTTGTCCAGCCTGATGAACTTGGCGTTACCGTTGCGGTTACTGCCGTAGTCCAAGCGCCACCTGTTTGAGTGTTTGCAGTTGTGTTGGTTTGAATACGGATAAAGATTGAACCGCTAAAGGATGCTTGCGCCCTTACTAGACCAGAAAATGTAATTGTCTTTCCAGCCATTGCGTTGACATCGGCAGCCTCAAAAGCCTGTGCCATTTCAGCATAGGAAGCGTTTGCGCCAGTTGTCCACTTCAAAGAGTAGGTTGAGCCAGATGGGACTACCGATGTTTCCTGCGAAACTGTAGTGGTTCCACCAATAGATGCGTACCATCTGTCTGCGGTGTAGCCCGAACTTGTGAAACTTGTACCACGCTGCCACCAGTCAAAATTTCCGTTAGCCAGAAAATTTTTGCCCGCAGCAATAGGGCTGATTACTCCGCCACCGTTTTGCTCAACTGTTGAAGTTAATTGTGCGCGACTCATTTATTCACCTGCCTGTGGTGTTGAAGAGTTGGATGGGAGTGTGTCGTAAGTGCTTTTAAGCATAGAAGTAAAGTTGCCATCACCTCGATCAATAACCGCGTAAGTTGTCACGGTATTGGTCAAAGGGTCGGTTATATCTTGAAAGGTTACATTGTCCATGATTACAACTCCGCGCTTAATCCGAGGTAGCCAGAAGTGTTATTGTTATTTCCAAGTTGATAGTAACGATATTGGGTTAAACCAGAGGAAACTGCTACTGCAAGACCAACTGAAAATGTGCTTGCTTGGCTTATGGTGATGCTAGTAACTCCGTAAAGGTTGATGGAGTCGTTTACTTGCAAGTTACCAAAATCTATTGAAGATGGTGCTGCTCGCATTGTGACAGGTGGTTGAACATAGGTTTGCACCGCAGTTGAACTTGCTGCAATTCCTGAACCATATTGTGAATATGCTCCCCCGCCAGTATTGCGCCAGTAATAACGCTGACAAGCGGCTAACTCCCCCTGAAGTGTGCCAGTAGCGGTGGTGAACGGTGTTGCAACGCTTCCTGCTTCTAGTTGTACGCCCCAGAACGAAAATGTCTGAGCAGTATTTAGGGGAATGTTAAAGATGAAGCCAAGAAAATCACCTGTTCCAACGGTCTTTCCTGAGATGCTTGGAAGCGTTAGGGTTACTGTGTATCTTGCCCATGATGTTGTGATGTTAATTGTTCCGCTTGTTGTATCTACAAAAGAAGAACCGCCCGCGCCAAAGTTTTGACGAAGGGTTAAGGTCAAAGTTCTAGCAGTATCGGCTTTAGCCCAAAATGAAGCAGTTACAGTTTGGTTAGCAAATGTCCTAGAACTTTCAATCTTTTGCAAAAGCTGGTTCCAAGTTCCGCTACTGCCAGCAACGGATTGATTGAACTGGACATAGTAAGGACTTTCATATCCAGCAACGGGAGCAGCGCCAGTAGTAAAGGCTTGTTGGCTTACAGTTATTGTTGCGCCAGTTCCATCGCGTGAAGTAAGCCATCTGTCTAAATTGTAAACTTCCGCTGATGCAGCAGGAGTAAATGAAGCACCACGCTGCGCCACACCATAATCACCATTGATTATTTTATTCTTGCCAGCAATAAAGGTTGGTCCTGCCCAAGCAACGCCTGTGCTTGCAGAAGAGTTTGCCACGAGTGTTGAGCCGTCAGCGCCTACGCCGAGGTTGGTGACTGTGCCTGATGCAGTACCGACAACAAGGTCGCCCTTAGCTGCAATTGTTGAAAGCGGAATAGCGTTAGCGACTGTAAAGCTGCTAGGTGAAGCTACAACGGCAGAATCTCCTGCAACAAGAGCAGTAAGTCCGGTGATCGAAGTACCTGTTGAGGCGGTGTAGTCAGTTCCTCGAACTAGGCGAACGCCGTTGATATAAACTTCTTCTGCGCCGACTGTATAGCTTAATGATGTTGAGAAGCCATCTGTACCGCTTAGGGTTGTTTCGCCACCTGTTGCGGTGTAGCGCCAAGCAGAGATAGCAACTGTTGGCTGAGTTCCCTGCAAGCCCTGAACGCCTTGAGTTCCCTGTGTACCTGTCGAGCCTTGAAGTCCTTGAGTGCCTTGTAAACCTTGTGTGCCTTGCGCGCCGTTAGAACCGTTAGCGCCCTGCGCTCCTTGAGTTCCGTTTGAGCCGTTAGCACCCTGCGCGCCTTGTGTTCCGTTAGAACCGTTGGCTCCTTGCAAACCTTGTGTGCCTTGAGAACCTGTTAAGCCTTGCGTTCCCTGTGTACCTTGTGCGCCGTTAGACCCGTTAGCGCCTTGTGTGCCCTGAGTACCGTTAGCACCCTGAGAACCTGTAGTTCCTTGCGAACCAGTTATTCCTTGAATACCTTGAGTTCCCTGCGAGCCAGTTGAACCTGTTGCGCCAGTAGTTCCTTGTGAACCCGTAGAGCCTGTTGCGCCTTGAGAACCAGTAATGCCTTGAACGCCTTGTGCGCCAGTTGTTCCCTGCGCTCCTGTTGAACCAGTAGAGCCTTGCGCGCCCGTAGCACCCTGAGTACCCGTTGCGCCAGTCGTACCTTGCGAGCCAGTAGTTCCCTGAGCGCCTGTTGTTCCTTGCGCTCCCGCAGTTCCTTGTGTTCCAGTAGTTCCCTGAGAGCCAGTAGCTCCTTGAAGTCCCTGTGTGCCTTGAGCGCCTGTTGCGCCCTGCAAGCCCTGAATACCTTGAGAGCCTACGCCAGATGTTGCGGTAAAAAGGATTGAGTCTGTGCCGATTTGTAGAGAGCCGTCAGCGTTAGAACCCATGCCGTACTGAATCCACGAAGTAGCTGCGTTAGCGTTTCCTGATGTTACATAAAGATAATCGCCGGGTTCAACCTGAGCCAAAACTGAGTTGTTGTAGTCAGTAGCGCGAGTCAATACCCATGGTCTGCCAGCAGGGTTGTTCTTACCTGCATCGGTGACGGTGTAAATACCGTTCTGGGTTTGAGTGGTTTGGTTCTTAACAAGTACGCGATCATTGAGAGCAAGGTTTACGACATCAATAGTGATAATGCCGTTAGCCGAAGCGGTGATCTTTGCACCAATACCTGTGCCGCCTTCGGCATCGGTAGTTCCTGCGGTGTAAGTAGCAGCGAGGTTAGCCGTTGTCGCAACGCGAGCAGAAGCGTGAGCGTTAGCAGAGCTAATACCGCCCTGAATACCCTGTGTGCCTTGCGCGCCTTGTGTGCCGAGTGCGCCCTGTGTTCCTGTTGCGCCTTGACTACCTGTCGTGCCTTGCAATCCTTGAATACCTTGAGCGCCAGTTGAACCCTGTGTGCCAGTAGCACCTTGCGTTCCAGTCGTACCCTGAGAACCTGTAACACCTTGCGCACCTGTTGTGCCTTGAGTTCCCTGAGAACCCGTGTTACCCGTGATGCCTTGAGTACCTGTTGCACCCTGAGAGCCAGTTGTGCCTTGCGTACCTTGAGAACCTGTGTTGCCAATTGCCCCTTGTAAACCTTGAAGCCCTTGAATACCTTGAACACCTTGAGTGCCAGTTGCACCCTGCGAGCCCGTGTTACCCGTTGTGCCTTGGCGACCTTGAATACCCTGAACGCCTTGGCTGCCAGTAATACCTTGAACGCCTTGTGAGCCAGTAATGCCTTGGATACCCTGCGCGCCTGTAGAGCCTTGCGCTCCAGTTATGCCCTGAACGCCCTGAGCGCCAATCGTTCCTTGGATGCCTTGGATGCCCTGTGTTCCCTGTACGCCTTGAATACCTTGGATTCCTTGAGTGCCTTGAACGCCTTGCAGTCCGTTGATACCAGCAGCAGCTACAGTGATGATTGGGGTTACGGCTTGAACATTGATGATGTCGCTCATCGAGAAACCACCGCCTCTACCTCAACTACGCCAGCTCCGAGAACGATGTTGCCTGTTGAATTAGTCAATACGCAATCCCATTGATACTTGCCGGGTGCAACATTGACAATAGTGCTTACTTGAACCTGTGGGCTACCTGTTGGGTTAAAGGTGATGCCGCTTCCTGCGCTTAAAGCAAGAACAGTTGTCTTGGCAAGCGCAGATGTACGGAACTGTAACAAAGGTGTATAACCCGTGACATTGATGGTTGTTCCATCTGGGTTTGTGTAATTAAATCCAATTGCCCAAAGTTGATTCTGCGTAAGTACGAGGTTGAGTGGGTCAGGAGTTTGGCTAAGTGATTGAGCCGTCATTGATTTCTCCTAAAGTGTTGAACCGCATTTCATACATACGAAAGCAGATTTGATATTGGGGAAGGAACAAGCAGGACAGAGTTTGCCGAGAGCTGACAAACTTGTTAGTGATGCTGAGCCTTCACTCAATTCAGTTAGCGCCCAGACCAACGCATCCATACGGTCTGGCGAATCTTTACTTACACCCGGCTCCCACTCGCACATCTGTTCCTCAAGGTCTGAGAAATAGCCGACATGGTGAACGCGACCTTGCTCGTAAAGAGCAGAAATAGGTTCGGCGCGAACCGCTTTACCCCGCGAAGCAGTAACTTTTTTGACGGGTATGTTTGGTCGAACCGAAGATAAGAGATGCAAGACTAGATCGCCACCGTTGTTTACCTCGGCGATTATTCTGTCTGCTTTCCACGCATCAAAGGCAGTAGCAGCTTTAGTAGCCCATTCCTGCGGTGATGCTTTGATTGTTTCGTCTGCTAAGACATAAAAATTGTTGTCGGCTGAAATGCCAGCCACGATAATACCTGTTGAGTCTGAATCATCGCCAGAAGTCACGGCGGGGTCAATGCCTACAACTACACGGCTAAGAGCAGGTAGTTCCTCGGACTTGATACGGGCTGACTCAATCATCGCCCTGTTCCATAGCGCGCCGGGGTTATCGTCTAAAACTTCCCCGTATAACTCTTGCCTTCCCAACCGCGTGTTAGCGTAGCGGTTCTGCATCTCAAGCAAAGCAGTCTTAGAGAGGTTCTCGGCGTTGTCAAAGCTAGAGCCGCGAGTGACTACTGTTGAAGGATTGTTGAGCAAAGACTTAATAAGTTTTGTTGGGCGAGGCGTTGTCGTGATGACAGTTCTAGGGTGATCGCCTAAGCGCAAGCCGAACTGAAACTGGTTCCAAGTATCTTCATACTGCCACGCTGCTAACTCATCGCACCAGCCGAAGTGAAACTGTGGGCCACGCAGGGAGTCAGGTGTATCAGCCGAGAAGGTCTGAATGATACTGCCGTTTTTGAGCGTAATAATGCCGTTGGCTTTGTTCCAGTCTTTCAAAGCATCGTACTCACGCAGAATACCTAAGATGCCAGATACGCCTTCTACGCAGACATTTCGTACATCTGAGAAGGTTCTGGCGATAATGGCGCAACGAACATTCTCGTTACGAATCGCTTGGGCTGCTAGCCACTCCGCTCCTAGTCGAGTCTTGCCAAATCCCCGACCCGCCATCACTAACCAGTTCGACCAGTTCCCCTGTGGTGGTTTCTGGTTCGCTCTCGCTAGCCCCGCTTGTGGATGATTCCACTTCAAGTACCGTGTTGCGACTAATGCGGAGTTCAAGCTCGTTGGTGATTCTAGTGATTGCTTCATCTATCGTTTCACCACTTCCCACGACTGCGGTTCTTGATGTCGCGTTGCCTTCAAGCAGTTCGACCTTATCAATCAGGATGCCAAGGGCAACGACTGATTCTCTAGCGGATAAATCCTCAAAATTGACTTCTAGGTGACCTAAGACTTTATCTCTCAGGCTTGTGAGGCGATTCTTAAATGCTTCTCTGGTTGCTGGTATAAGTTCAGCAGTTGCGATGGCGTGATCGCTTTTAAGTGTAAGGTTATCTGACAACCACGAATAGATTGTTGGTCTAGGGATTCCAGTTTGCTCAGATGTAAGGCTAATGTTGCCGCCATTGGCTTCAAGCGCAATTAAGGTGTCTGCGCGTTGTTGTTCCGTGTAAGCCATGTCTGTCATCTTACAGTATTTGTAAGTAAGAGGCGTTCATCCAAAAGGTCGTCTATCGCTTCTTGGATAGTTTGGCGTTTGCGCCAGTCCATGCGATTGCCGTATTGGTCAATCTTGAGGCGATCGTTGAGATAGCCAATAGCTTCGTCAAGTTCGGCGATTGTGATGTCCGATTCTATGACCACAAATAGGCTCGCTTTCGTTGAGCCTTCGCTAGTGTAGAGAATTCCACTCTAAATACATAATAGCACATCATTGCAAATCAAACAAATCGCTTCATGTGTTTGAGTGCCCTGCGCTTGTCGTAAGCCTTCTGTAAGGTATCAAGGTCGTAAAGGTCGTTGTCAGCTTCAATGCCATCTTCCTTAATCCAGCGTATAACAGTTCGGTTGGTGACCGAGTAAAGCATTGAGGCTTGGACTATTGAAATCTTAGGCATCAGAATAAAGTCTTTTCTTGGTTCTTTTTAACCCAGTTGATTCGTGCCTCGGCGATCTTGATGTATTCCTCAGACTGCTCAATGCCGATAAAGTCAAAGCCGTCAAGGATTGCCGCCTTACCTGTTGAGCCACTTCCCATGAACGGGTCTAAGACTGTGCCGTTAGGTGGCGTGACGAGCTTGCAAAGATAACGCATGAGGTCGGTTGGCTTGACTGTTGGGTGGTGGTTTTTGTGTGCTGCGTTCATTTGTTCCCAAAGTCCAGCAGCTACCGCATCTTGCGTATCAGATTTCTTGGCTTGAAATTCCTCATCCAACCCTTCATTCCTGTCGCGCTTGCTTGCCTTGGCGCAGTAGAAAAATCGGGCGGCGGTGCCAAAATCTTGTTTTGCATTGGTTGCACTTATCTTCGAACCATCACCTGCACCAAATTCAAACTTTGATGTAGCCACTCGGTCTCCGTGATTTCCTGCCGTATCAGGAAACAACTCAACAACTTCCCAACTGCCATCGTGAATGATGTTGGCTGGCCAGCGACCGAGTGAGGTGTCTGGTCGAGAAACTTCTACGCGACCAGCATTGTCCACATCGGGAGCAGCTTCAGCCGAAAGATTGCTTGTAACTTTTCCTTGAGGTGTGGCACTTGCTCGGTCTGCTTCTGATTGATGAGCAACCCGACTCCCATCAATGTTCAACCCACCAACGCCATAAGTAAGAACATTGTTGGCAACAGTTCCGACAATCGGCTTGCGAGCGAGAACCATTGGCTCATGCGCTGGCTTGAGCGCCGTTCCCCAGCCTTGCCATTGCTTTGCAGATTCAGTTGATGGTGCGGTGATTGCAACCATTTCTTGACCGCCAGCATCGCCATCTTTCCAATTACTTCCACCCAATGCTCGACCCGTAACCTTTTCACCAACAACCTCACGCTCTGCCCCTGCCGCCTTATCAATCGCCTTGCTGATATCAAGTGACTTAGGAAACCCTGAGCCATAAATCCACATGATCTGATCGCGGATTTCAAAGCCAGCATCCTCAATCGCAACTGCCATTCGGTGATAAGTGCGAGAGCCGGAAAATGCAATCAAGTGACCGCCAGGCTTGAGTACGCGCAAGGCTTCTGTCCAGACATCAACATTGAACGCGATTCCAGATGAATCCCAACTCTTACCCATAAAGCCCAGCTCGTAAGGTGGGTCTGTGACGATGGAATCCACCGAGTTGTCGGGCATTTCCTTCATCGCTGCTATGCAGTCATTATTGATGAGTTTCAAGCACTTTTCCTAACAATCTCCAACGGGTTGAATCCCAAACGGTATCGCAGACTCGGCATTTAACTTCTAGCGAGCGCTCCAACTGCTGAGGATTGATCTTGAGGCTCGCACCGCAAGGCTTTCCATCATCCCCAACAGTCGGACACTTACCCAAGACTATATCCTCTGACTTGTGACCTAAGACCATTTTGATTTTATTGGTCGTGGTAATAATCGTGACAACGAGCTTATCTGCCTCTGGGTATTCAGATCGAATCCACTCAGAGCGCTTAGAGATGTATTGCGTGGTCAAAATGATTCGGGCAAGTTCATCCATCCGGCGCTCGCCAGTCCAAGTAATTTTCATCTCTTGGCGAATCTCGCGCATCTTCTGTTCATGCTCCATAAGTGGCACGGAAATCCCCCCAGATCGTAGGTGTAGCGTTTCTAGGCGTACTGGTATTGGCGAGGATTCTCCGCTACCTGATACGCGCTCGCTTTGAGTGCCTTTGCTTGGTAGCAACTCTGACTCAAGTTCTTTGTAGCGCTCAGGAAACTTAACAACCTCAGACATGGCAAATTGCCAGCAACTATCACAAACTGAATACTCAGATGCTCGCCGACAATTTACACACTTCACTTTTGACGAGCTGCCTTTACCGCCTCAACATCCTCGCGGTTGTAAAAGACCTTCTTACCTTCACGCTTTACCCATACAAGAATCTTGCGATACTGCAACTGATAGAGGTGATTGGCTTTGATGCCAAGGTGTTCTTGAACTTCTTTAGAGGTCATGAGTTCCATGAGCTACCCCATGAAGGCTCATCTTGAATTGCTGCCTTTTGGCGTTGTTGCGCTTTAAGTGGTTCGGTGATCTTTGTTGCCTTGATCTCGTATGAAATCTTGCGTGTGCCATCTTTTGCATCGTATTCAGTAATAAGCAGTTCGCCAGTTACTTCTAACTTCTGACCCTTGGTAACTGCATCTGCAACAACCTCTGCTTGGCGACCTGTTGTTGAAATGTTGTACCAAATTGTCAAACCATCCTGCCACTCGCCACCTTTGTTAAAGCGTTGAGAATCTGCAAGTGAGAAATTAGCAACTGCGAAATCGCCGTTCTTGCCTTTAATAAACTTTAGTTCTGGGTCTTTACCAACTGCGCCCGTTACTGTGATTGTTGCCATCCTGCTCTCCCTCTATGTATGTTCCGTCTTGCGCCAACCTTACAGGATTTCGCCCAAATACGCTTACAGGCACATCCTCTGGGTTTTGGTACGCCGATACCATCCAGCCTTTTTCAGTAGCTTCTTTAGGGCGCAAGTGAATTGAGTGTGTACCGAGGTTATGGCATTTATGGCAGACTGCTACGAGATTAGCAACCTCATCTTTACCGCCTCGGCTTTTTAACTTCCGGTGATGTAGCGCCAAGTCGTGCGATGGAACACCGCAACGCTCACAATACCCACGCGCTCTCGCCAATACTGTTTCGGCGATTTGTTTATCCAATAATGCCGTAGATTTCTCTTGAACTAAAGATTTTGTAATCCTGACCATCTACCTTGATAGGTACGCCTGAGTGCTGGTGGAATGTTACGCGATCGCCAACTGCGATATCTAGCGCAATGCGAACGCCGTTCTCGTATCTGCCCGGGCCAACTGCAACAACAGTTCCCTCTTGTGGTAATTCCTTGGCTGAATCAACAAGGATAATTCCCGATGTTGTCTTTTCCTCGATTGGGTCAAGCTCAACAACAACTCTATCTTCTAAAGGTTTAATCATTTCCATTTCTCCTGTTCGTAATACATAAAAGGTGGTGCGGTGTACGGGTCTTTATTGGCTGCGATCTCCAATGCCTTCTTCATGCTCGCTCCTGCTTTAAGCGCTCCGATAGCCAGCGAACTTCCTGAGCCAATACCATATATACCATCAATATCAAGGCAAATGGCAAAGTCATCACTAATGTCAAATATCTGCCCACCAAGCGCAATAAGAAATGCAAAACCGCTTTCGTCATCTTTAGCCTCATCCCACTTGTAATCATTGTCTTTGAAAGCGCGCTTCATTGACGGCACAACTTTACTTGCAAAGAAGTGGTACAAGTCTTTTTTATCTTTATCTGTCGGGTTAGGTGGCGACCATAAATGTTGAATGATGTCGCAAGCTGAACTCAAGCCAGCCCCGGCGATTATGTATTGACCGCGCTCTACGACTTTCACCATCTGCGGGTGAACATACTTGCGGTTAGATGTGACTAACGAATCCGCGCCGATAACGGCTTTGGTCGGAAATTCTTTGCCTACTATCGTGGTCACTTGCGAATCTTAACAGAAGGGAGCGCTCCCCTCAGAGCGCTCAACCTTCTCCATCGCCGAGTGAACGGCCTCGGCAATCTCAGGAATCATGCTCGACTCGTAGTCGGTGATGATCTCTGTACCCATAGACTAATAATAGCCGTGCTTCAAGTGAAACTTGAGTGCGTTGCAGCTATTCCCATAACGGGAATTTATGTAGCGCAATCCGTACTGCACCTGAACTACTGGGTTTGAAGTCTTTATGAAGTTGTAGGTTTTCCAAGTCTGATTAAGAAATTGGAATATGCCGTAAGCCGAGGAGTGCGGGTTTTTAGCCTTAGCGTTCCAATGGCTTTCTAGCTTTACCAAGCGATCTAAGCAACTGAACTCTTTGGGCGTTAGCAGGGTTTGGGCGTAAGCGCGAGGCTGATGCACAAATTCCTGCATAGGCGAGAGCTTAGGCTCAAAGGCTATGGCTGGTGTTGCGAACGCAATCCCTACGGCTAGAGCCGCTACTAAAAGGGAGCGTAACTTGGACTTTATAGCGCGCCAATCTCTCCCCCTCTTGATACTTCGATGGCGGTTGCCTTACCTTTAGTTGAGGTAGCCATTTTCGGCTCCTTTCTCTTTTGGTTACTTGCAAGTGTACGGCAGGTCGAGCATAGGGTGTCAAACACCCACATACCGCAGCCCTTACAACGAGCAATCTTAAGTTCGTTCATTTCATCGCCTCAGCTACTAATTCAGCAAGGTCGTCAAGGCTTCCCTCGTTCTTGATAACCCGATCAAACTCCCAGTTGTCTAGCGCGTGTTCTGAAATGTGGTCATTAACTGGCTCAATGTTCGGGCGCTCAACACGCCAAATCTCGCCATGATTCCACTTGATGCCGTAATACTCGTTGCCAAAGCGAACATCTGTCACAACTACTTTGTCGCCAAAGTCCAGACCATCAAGCACCTTCATCGCCCAGACATCCTCGCCAAATTGCTTGCGACCTACCTCTGTGCCAAAGATTTGCAGCAAACGCCGAACTTCAAAGTTCTTCTTAGCAAAATCCCACCCGTACTCATCTACAAGATCAACAACGCGGATGCGGTCTGATACCAAAGGGTTTAGCTCGTAGAGAGCATCACGAATAGCATCGGCGAAAGCAATGCGCTTGTAGCCATACAGATCAACGAGAACCTTGGCGACTTCATCTTTGCCAGAGCCAGCGCGCCCACTCAATCCAATAATCATTCTTTGCCCCATTCAATTCCTACCCAAAAGAAAACTAGGTCAATCCCAATTCCCCATCGGTCAATTTGTATTCCCAAAGCAAAAGAGCGCTTAAACCAACCTTTATGAAAGCTCATGGTTTTGCCCCCCAACCGCCCCCGCGAAAGTGTGCTGGTGTTGGGCGAATGACTTTCTGCATTTGCTTTTGGCAAAGTGGGCAATCTGGTACTGAGTTATCCTCAAAGGTTTGATACATCTCGATTGAGGAACTGTCGTCATAACACTTATATTCGTATGTAGGCATTAGAACAATCCTGTCTGTGTGATTTCGGTTGATAGCCAAACGATGCACTCGTTGTTGTTAGCGTTCAAGCGTGTCTTGCCTGAGTCGTAGATCAAGCCATCTTTGAGTAAAGATAGGCGAGTTGGGCGAAGAGTGTCGCCAGATATCTTGAGAGCCTGTTGCAGCTCTTGATCGGTTGCGCCCTGCTCTTGCTGGTCGAGAATAAACTGATAAACCTTGGCGCGATTAGAGCCAAACTTAGGTCTAGCCTTCTCGTAAGCTGCTGCTGATGTCGCTCTCATTTCTCACCCAACGCAATCTGGGCGCAGAGGTCTTGAACTTGTAGCGCGACATTCTCAATGCCCAACTTGACCAACTTCTTGCGGTCTTGAGTGACGGGTAGCGCGCAAATCTGCTCGTAGATTTCTAGTCGAGTTTGAGCGCGGATGACATTGATGACTTTTTTAAGAATTTCTTGACCCTCTGGGGTATCAAGCACCAACTGATTATCTTTGACTGACCAATGCTGGTCTTTGCAAATAACCTTCACGATAAATCTCCATCCTCTAAGTAAATAAGCGCAAACGCGATCAACATGGCTAACGGTATTCCAAAATACAAAAGAAACATTATCGCTCCCATCCTAAATCTTCTGGGTCGGGAAAGCCCATGTGGGCAATAAGCTGACAAGTGCCTTCTTCGCAATCCTCACAAGGCTTATCTTCTTCCATGTCGCTCATAGCCCTGCTCCTTCTGGTGAAATGTAATCGGTGAGCATGAGGTAAGAACCTGTTGCGGTGTCAAAGTGTGTTTCAGACTGAAACCCTAGCGATGCCAAGTATTGCTGGCAGACGAGAGTTTCAAGGTAGCGATCTACCCAGTACGCCATCTTGTAGGAGAAGTTGGTTGTTACTGGCTCAAAACGGTGTTGCTTGATAAGCCAATCTTTGCCCCAACGCATCGCAGTATCGGCAATGCGGTCAAAATCCTCGGCGGTGATTGTCATTGTGATAGTAACCATTTATGCCACCTCACTCATCAAAGCAGCAACTTCTTCTTTTGCATTAAATAAAGCTAAATTCCAATTTTCTGAATCTGATACATAACCAATCAATGAACCCTTGGTATAAGTGCCAAACCATAATTCATAAGAAGCGCCGACTTTGTATAAACGATATTCGCCGTCTTTTTTAATAGCCTTCATTTTGTTCCCGTTCTATTGAAGTGCCGTTCACTTCAATAAGACAACAGTAACGCTTCCCTTACAGATATCAAGACCATTTTGCTAAAATTTTGAAGAAATAAAAATTAGAACAGATGTTCGATTAAATGCAGTCAAAGCTATCCGAAATTTCGATATCCACGCCCGGCTGGTCTGAGTATTCCTTGCTGGCGGTAATCTTGATGACCTGAGAGTCATCGGCAAAAGCGACCCCTGTCAGCCCGTCATTGACCCCTCGGATGTATTTATCAAGGTCTGGCGCAACTGTTGGATGCTCGCGCTTGACGGATTTAGGGCGCTTTACTCGAAATCGCATAGTTATCTCAATCGGGTCGAGGATTGGGGTACAACCAGCGAGTTTAGCGGCATTAGCTATATCAGCGCGCCAAGCCGCCAACTCAACTGCCTTGTTATGAATCATGCGCCCGTGTCCAATATGCCTCATTGAGCCTTGTTGGATTGGAGTGCCTTCCACGCTGAACTTAAAGCTCAATCGTCACAATCTCGTCAGGAAGCACAAAACGGGTGCGACCTGCGCCCATTGTGTCGCGCAAACGCAATTCCTTGCCAATACGCTCTTCTTCGATCTGAATTACCTGCCAGCGATGACCGTTGAGAACCAAGGTATCACCGACTTCTAACTGCTCTGCCTTGCAGATGTGTAAGGTGTTCACAATTATCCCCCTCAGGATTAGTAAGACTTACGAGTTAAAGTGTGACACATAATACTTACTCAGGCAACTCACCAAACCCCCTTAAAAGGGCTTTAATTGCCTCTACGCGGGGTTTAGCATCTACGGCTGAGGTGTTTTGTATCTCCCGATAACTAAAGGGCGGTGGGGTGGGTGTAGAGGCTGGTTTAGCCACTTCCCTGATCTGGGCAACGGTGGGAAAGAAGTTTGAGGTTTGAATGACCTGCTTGATGGCGTTGAAAAGATCGGCTTTAGAGATGTCGAGGTCACGCAGCAGCTCCCAATATGCGGCAAGTTGCGGGCGCTCAAACTGGTGGTTGGGATAGACCGCTACCGCCAAAGCCATGCAATCGGCTAAATCTTCTTTTGTAATCATTCCAACTCCAACCAAGAACTCTCTTGCCTAAATTCCCTAAGAAACTTCTCGCTACCTGATTCCCGGCTTGGCAAAGGCTCATCATCCCATCGTTCTTGATTCAACCAAGTAGCCGGAAGGGTTGTGAACTGGCTTTTGCGGTTAGGGTCTTGAGAATAATTGCGAGCGCCTGTAAGGATAACATCTAGGGTTGTTTTACCCAGAGCTTTCATAAACGATTCCCTTGCTGCGCCTTTTCCTTGCTTGCGAGGGTAGATTTTCCAAAATTGTTCAAACTCGTTGAACATATCTTTTCTTTGGTTAGATGACTCTGGTTTAATGACTTTGGTTTGTTCGTCATTTGTGAGGCTACCTACCTGCAAATTTGCGGCTACCTCTCCCGATTTACGATACGGGGTAGCAGTAACAACGGTGTAAATGTTGCTTGTATATTCATCGCCATTCTTGCGGTGAAATACCTTGACTGCGCCAATCTCCACTAGCTCTTTCATCGCACGATCAACGGTAGATAAAGAACCCACGCGCAAATCTTTAGCCAGCGATTTACGGGTTGGATAGCATTGGGAAGTGTTTTTATCGGCGCGCCTTCTCAGGACTGCATAAAGCCTGATCGCCGTTGCTGAAATATCGGAGTATAAAATCCACTCCGGAAGTATTGCGAAATAGTTATCCGCATTGATAGAATTCATCCACTCAATCTCCTCATTAGGTTGGGTCACGCCCTCGGCAGTTAGTAGCTGCGCGGGGGTCTCAATTTTACCTGTAAGGATTGAACTAGACCAACTCATCATCGGCCTTTTCAAGCAGCTCTTTCAACCAGCCTTTTTTAGGTGGCCAAGAT